TTATCTTATCACTTCAATCTCCACCTTTGCTTTAAAGCAAATTGTAAACTTGTCCTCGTATACCTTTATTTCCTCGATGTATTTTCTTACCATATTTTCATCATATTCTATAAGTTGATGATTTTCTCCTTTAAGAAAATCCGTTAATTCTTCTATTCGTTTTTTCACACCTTCCTTTTCAGCTCTTTGTACCTGAAGCTCTTTTTTCTTGTCTCTAAGAATGTCTATTTCATCAGCTAGTGTAGCATAATCTTTCTTAGCATGAGCAAGCTTTACCAGTTCCTTTTGCTTTCCATTTAAGATTCCGTTCAACTTCTCCATCTCAACAGAATTATCATCTAAAATTGCCATTTCTATATTATCCCTTAGTATTTGCAACATTCTGTCTGAACAACTAAGCGTCTTGTTGATTGCCTTGACAGTTGCATCCTGTAATTCTGACTCTTGAATGGTGGGAGCATCACAAGCTGATGGACCGTGCTCTACTCTGGTACAACACCTCCATACCGTAGATTTCTTTCCTCTATTGTTCCATGCAATTCTCCTGTAAATATCACCGCACTTTGTGCAAGTACAAATACTTGAAAGTGCATACTTGCTGGAATATACTCTTTTCTTTTTGCCGTCTACTCCGCTTGTAAGATTTGCTCTTCTAGTCATTTCTTCCTGCACTAACATGAATATATCTCGGGCTATGATTGGCTCCTGACTGTCCTTTACATAGTACTGCGGAACTGTACCATCGTTTTTAATTCGTATTTTCTCAATGAAGTCTGTTGTGATTGTCTTCTGTAAAAGTGCATCACCCATATATTTTTCATTTCTGAGTATCCCTCGAATTGTGCTTAGATGCCATTTATATCTTTTTCCCCCAGTCCTTATTTTGTCTTTTTCCAGTCCATTTGCTATATCCCTCAAACTTGCACCCTCTAGGTACTCTCTGAAAATTCGTCTGACAATCTTCGCCTCATTCTCATCAACAATAAGCTTTCCATTTTCGTCCTTTGTATATCCTAGAAAATGCTCATGGTTGACCTGTACCTTTCCTTCTTGGTATCTAAACTGTAATCCTAACTTTATATTCTGTGAAAGAGAGGCTGACTCTTGTTGTGCAAGAGATGCCATGATGGTAAGAAGAAGTTCTCCAGATGCTTCTAGGGTATTAATATTTTCTTTTTCAAATATGATAGCGATATTCTTTTCCTTTAGCTTTCTAACATATTTCAGGCAATCAATAGTATTTCTTGCAAACCTACTGATGGACTTGGTAATAATCACGTCGACTTTTCCTTCCATGCAGTCATCAATCATCTCTATGAATCCTTCTCTTTTCTTAATGTTAGTGCCGGAAATTCCATCGTCAGCATATATCCCAGCAAGCTCCCATTCTTTATTACTGCCAATATATTCTGTATAGTGCTTAACCTGCACATCATAACTCCCCGCCTGCTCATCGCTGTCAGTACTAACTCGACAGTACGCTGCGACTCTTAATTTGGGTTTATTTTCTTGCCTTGTTATTCGATTACCAGCTCGTATTCTGGCAGGTATCAATGTTACGTTCTCATTCATTTTCTACCTCCACAATTTGACCATATGCATACTCTGCCTGTTTATATGGATCCTTATATTTTTCTTCTATCTTTCTAATCTTAAAAGCTCCAATTTCTGCTTTTGGGTGAGGTCTATAAATTCCTATACGATTTTGACTTCTCACATTATGTTCTCTGATTTCCTGTGCCTTTTCAAAAATATCCTCATCAATAATCTGTGGATAATACACTGTACCAAGATATACTTTATTCTTTAGAATTCTACCTATAACTGAATGAGTCTTATCAATTCCAGCTTTCTTAGCAGCAGCTCTCATAGACTTACAATCAATGTATTCTTGATAAAGAGCCTTGATTCTTTCTGCATCAACTTCATCAACTACCGCAATTCCATCTTCGATGCAATATCCATATGGTGTATGTGTCATATTTTTACCAACCTTTCTCTTAAATTCAACCCACATTTTAAAGCGAAAGTTATTTCATTTCTGTTATTAACTTTAATAGTATCAACATATTCTAGAAATAAGGCATCATTAAATTCTGTGATAACTTCTTTTCTAGATGCAAATCTAAAAAGTTTCTGTGCCTCATCTAAATGGTTTAAATCTCCGTTAATGCTTTTTACAATAATCTGTTTATTTCTTGCCAGCCTATCTGCTTCTAAGGTCAGCTTATTATTTTCTGCGTGAAAAACCTCTGGCTCGATATAACCAGAACTCATCAGATTTGTTAGAACTGTTGCCTGCTCCTCATTCTTTTCTATCTGCTCTTCCAAGGCTAGTACCTGTTTTAGTCTTTGCTTATTGTTTGTTCCCTTAAGACCCATAACAAAAGGTTTCAAAACTTTGTCATGTGTAGTCTGCAGTTTACGAATCATTCTAAGAAATGCAGTCTTTATATCCTCATCACGAATGTACATCATTGAACAAGCATTTTTATCTGTAATATGTCCATTACAGCACCAAGCCACATAATCTCCACTTGGTTTATAGTGATGTCTCCTCTTGAAGGTCGCTCCACATTCACCACAGTATATTTTTCCTGAAAATACATATCTACTCTGGTATTTACCAGTACCTTTTTCAATGCTTTTTTCTCTTCCTCTTTGCTTGATTACTTCTGCTGCCTTATCAAAAATCTCATGACTAATAATCGGATCGTGATGGTTTTTATAAAGGTACATATTTTCTTCACCGTAATTGATATGGCGGTTATAATTATCATCTGTATATGTCTTTTGAAATATCGCATCGCCTGTGTACTTCTCGTTTTGTAAAATCCCTCTTACAGTAGAACCATGCCATTTAGCTCCCTTCTTGCTTGGGATACTTCTATTATTTAGTTCTCTAGCTATAAGATGGGTTCCCATTCCATTAATTGTCATAGTAAAAATTTCTTTAACAATATCTGCTTCCTTTGGGACAATATTCATTTTTCCATCCTTGTTTTCATAGCCATATGGCGGATAGCTGACGATAAAACTTCCTGCCATAAAACGTTTTTTTATAGACCACTTATTGTTTTGTGAAATTGATTTTGACTCACTTTCAGCAATGGAACTTAAAATAGAAAGCATAAGCTCTGAACTCATATGTTCAGTATCTATATTCTCCTTCTCAAAAAATAAGAAAACCTTTAAACTTGTGAGTTTCCTTACCATTTCAAGACAGTTCGTTGTGTTTCGTGAAAATCTACTGATGGACTTTGTAATTACACGATCAATCTTTCCATCTTCACAGTCTTTTAATAGAGCAAGTAACCCCTCTCGCTTTTCTATCTTCGTTCCAGATATTCCTTCATCATAATAAATACCTGCATATTCCCAGCTAGAATTTGCATTAATATAAGATTCATAATGTTCCTTTTGTATTTCCAAACTAAGTAGCTGTTCTTCGGATTTGGTTGATACTCTGGTATAGGCAGCGACACGTATTTTTCTTTCTTTCACGAAGCTCTTTGTAGCTTCGATTTTTGTTATCCTTGCCATTGTCTCACCTCCTTATTTTATCAGTACTATATATCACTCTACTTACTGTAATTATCAAGTCATATATCCATCAAATCCTTATAAAAAGGAGAAAATTTTTCTATGTTCAATGCCTTGATTTTGTTGTACTCTTCTGTGGAAATAAGTCCTTGCTCCAACAAGGATTGTGTTAGTTTTTGGGCTATTTCATACTCAAAATCTTTCTGCATAGCTTCCTTTGTCATCTTGCGGTCGGATACATCAATGGAAGAAGGTATGCTTTTAGTTACATGCATTCTCCTCACCTCCAAATCTGTCACTGATATAACATTGATGACTGCAGTATTTTCGATTCTTATTTCCATAGGAAAAAAATGTCTTATCGCAGTATCTACAGACGCACTCATATCTTGCCTTTTTATCTACCTCATCCATATGGCTATTCCACCATTTGTTTCTACAGCTATCTGAACAGAATCTTTTTTTCTTTCTTCCAACAGGCTGAGAAATTGGCTTCCGGCAAAATTCACAAACACCCAAATCCCCCTTATCTTTTTTTGTTTGAGTGATAAGATTACGTCTGCAAAAACTTTTAATAGTATTTTTAGAAATATCCATTCTCTTGGCTATTTCTGTATAGCTTAGCCCTTCTTCTCTTAATTCTATAATTCTTGCCTTTTCATCTTGGTTCATAGTTTTTACCCCCTTCTCACTGGCTAAGGGAGTTTTAAAACGATTTGTCCGACTAATGTAAAATCTTCTCCCTACATATCACAGGCAAAAGAAAAGAGAGGATAGTAAACCCAAAATAAAAAAAGCCTGAAGATTATTCCAATTAAGGAACAACGCTCAGGCTTATTTCACTACTTATAAAAGTTCATTCACTCGTCTTTGTACTGCAGTATAGTCGTATCCAGCTCTTTCAAGTCTATTTTTTCTATCTTGTCCGTTACCCCAGTTTCCTTCAATTACTTCTCTGGCTAGGGTATCAACACTCTTTGATGGAGCGCTTGCTACAGGATAGACTGAGTTACCATTTGCATCATAAACAGAATATCCCGGATTTGCATCGGCACATTTCTTTGCATTATCTAGATTCTTAAATGCACCTTTTTGACTTTTAGCTTCAGACCAAGATTTTCTAACTCTATATAGTCCACCTGTTGGTTTACTAACAGTCTTATCTCCTCTTAGTCTTTTATTGACCTCATTTGCTATATATGAAAACTTACTGCCAAGATAAGGTCCTGGACAGTTAGTGTTTTTATACCACTCGTGTTTTTGAAGGACACCATCTTTGCCTCCTGTATAGGTACAAGGGTAGATTCCGTTTCTCCTACATATATCTGTCACTAAATCAATTAGTCTATTTAAAACATAATCAGAAATTAACCACTGAGGTCCTCTCGTAGAGTTCCCTACTTCAATTGTTACTGCTCGATTGTCACACCAAGAAGATGAGGTTGTCCATGCTCTGTTAGATTCATCTACTCCCAAAACAATAACTCCGTCAGATCCTAAATTATAGTTAGCTGAGGCTTGCCTTGATTTAGGAACAAATATTCTTGCCAGGTTCCTGCCACTTATAACTCCAGCTGCGTGGTGGATAGCAATTTTTGTTATCTTTTCATTTCTTCTACCGCTATGGTTAGGTGAGAGAATTGTTGCTTGTACTAATGGACTATTACTCATTTATTTTTCCTCCTTGAATTGTTTTAATATCTCCTTTAATTTTTCTGGTACTGGCAAACCTAAAGCTACAGAGTTTTCTAAAATAGAAAGGCCCTCATTTGCGATATAAAAAAAGATGATGCCAGTTCTTATCATTGTTCCATCACCTTTAATTAAATTTACATCACATAGGTTTGCTATTCCAACAACTATAAAAATCATAATCTTTTTTGCTATGCCTTTAAATCCTATAGCTGAAGATAACTTTCTTTCTACTCCTGCTCTTAAAACTCCAGTTATATAATCAGCTATTACAAAAGCAAGTAATGTGTATATAAAAGCATCTATTTCACCTAAATAAAATCCTATATATCCACCAATTGCTACAAATATCACCTTGATTGTTTCTAGTAATTTATTCATACTATTCCTCCTCTGTTAAGGTATATGTTATTTTCATTGTTTTGTCTGCTGTTTTTAATATTGGACTAGATAAGTTATTAATCGTTCCAAGATATGGTGTCATTAAATAAAGCATCTTGTACAATGACCTATGATTATCACGTACGTATGATCCATATCCAATTATAAATGGTCCATACTCAATAAAAGGTGTCATGATTCTGTAAAAATAAGACGATTTAGTTCTTATTACATTGTCATTTTTATCTATAACAAAATCAAAACCAATAATATAATCACCATATTTATAAATACGGTAATAGCTATCAGAATCAGGTTTAAAATTAGATTTAAAACCCAAATCTATTTCTTTAATATCAATGGGGTTGTTTATATTTATTTTTATTACGTGTGTTTTCGAAGCATTAATTGTATAAAAATATCCATCTTTTATCAAACTATTAGTTATTCTATATGCTCCATATTCATCACTATTTGGATATGAACCAACATTAGTTAGTATAAGGTCTTCAATAATCCAAGAGTCTGTTGTAAAAGAATAATCCTCCTTCTTTATTTTTATTCTATTTAGTCTTGTATTTTTATTGTTGGAGGATACTCCGATTATAAATCCATAATAGTAGCCATCACTACCATCAAAGAAAGCACTATCCTCTTTATAATAACTATCAACATCCTTATAGAAATCCTGTATATCTAAAGTTACCTTTTCTATTTTTTGAAAACATTCACGACTAATCTTATCATTCAATCCTACACTTGAAATTGCTTCTTTAAATTTAATAATCTCTAAGGTCTTATTCATTAAGGGCCATATTGACGTAAATGTATTTGTCAACGGATTTGCTTCTACCATACCTATATAAATTCTTAAAACTTCATCGCCAACCTCTCTACTAGTATCATTCAGTCTTATCGTATTATTTACTTTTCCGTAAATATCACCATAAAAGTTAATACCTCCTCTACAGTGTGTAAGTGCTAGAGAAGATATTCTGCCATTTGCTTGTGATGTTGAAAAATCCCAAACAAATTTATAACCATTTTCAAGTGGTATTGATTCATTAAGATTTGCCGAGCCCCTCATTTGTGAATCAGTTGAATTTACATCATTTGAGGCATATCCAATTATCTTATTAGTAGATGGTACAATATATTTTGCTGGATTGTCTTCTAATTTATCTTCAAATAGTAAAATCCCACCATAACACTTATTGGCAATTGGAAATATCACCTCTTCAAATTTAGTTGAAGTCGATTGGATTGGAAACATAAGACCAGATGGATTTAGCCTTAATAAATCTGGAACTGCATTTGTAACCAAATTTTCTTCTTCATAAACTTCTTTTTTATGAGTTCTTACATCTGTTAACTCTATTGTGGATTTACCCTTTAGCATTTTCTTCTTCCTCCTTATCTTTAATTTCTATGAATGAATCTTCTTTAATGTTTCTTATTGTAAATCCTAAATTTTTAAACCTATTAATCTTTTCATTAAATAACAAACCTCTAGGAACTTGTCTTTCTAAATTATAAGTTCCTACTATTTTTCGTAAAATTAGATGGTCTTGGATTTTTATCCTTTTCCAAGATTCATCAATCTTAATCTTTCCATCCCATGATGCTGTAGAACCAAGAGACTGACCAGATATAGCCGCTAGAGCGTTATCTTTTCCAATCATAGCCTTACCTGACTCAAGTCGTATTAAAACTGAGAAATTGTTCATGGTCTTTTCTTGTAGTTTAGTTAATGGATAAAAAAGATTTAGAATGTGGTCACCACTTAGGTAGGTTTCTTTGGGAATGTGATGTTCTATTTTCGTATCATTAAAAACATAAGTAACAACTAGCCTTGTTGGTTTTTCTATATTTTCAATAAAGTCTAATTCCTCTACTTCTTCTTTTTCTTCATACTTTGGAGGATCATAGGATTTTCCATCATTATTTAAAACCTCTACTTGTTTTTTTACATTTCTGGATATCTTTCTAGTTTTTTCTTCGGTATCACAAATAATATTTAACAAGATAGATGCATTAAAAATTGCCTCCGTTTCTTTATTGGAGGCAAATTCTATACGAATTATCGGCGTATCTGTGGTAGAAAGATTAAAGGCAGAATAGTTTGAATAGGCATGAACTACTAATTTTTCAGATTCAATTTGATTTAACAGTCCTACTATATTCTTATCATTCTTACTCTTAGCTTTAGATAAATATGGATTCTTCCCAACTCCTAAAATCCTGTGCTTACCATTTATCTTGTATTCAATATCAGTAATAAGTCCCTCTATTTTTTCTTCTGAATAAGAAATAGCTATTCTATCTCCTACATCAAGACTGGGGTCTCCTATAGTTACCATGTCAAAAGGTGTGTGGTGAATCTTACAAATTTCTGTTAATAAACTCTCACACATTCTTTTTCTTTTTTCTGGAAGTCCTAATTGCATTAAAGGATTTATTCCGAGGTTCATAGTTAGTCCATCATCATTTTCTAAAGAGTAGTATTCAGCTATTTTAGTCTTTGCGTTTGTTGAATTGATGGCTGTATATCTTGTCTTAAAATCTGATATTGATGAAGAAAATCTTTCTCTTGTTTTAATTTCAGTTGATATACTTTCTGCATACTTCTTTAAAACCAACTTACCATCACGAGAGACCCCTGCAAAAGCACCAAGAGTCGATGCTATATAGTGAATAAAGTCTCTATAGGTTTCTATATCATGGTCTTGATAAATTGCCAAAACTTCCTCACCATTAGCAAAAGCCTTTATCTCATCTTCTGTCATACCTAGTTCTACCTTGCACTTCTCGCATGAAAGACTTAGTAATTCAAAAGCTGTACCAAAGGTATCTGTTACAGGAAAGTTCTTATCAAACCTAAGCATATAGTCATAGCCTTTTAATTCTAAAATTTTCTTAGACCTATTTGCCTCAGTAACATCAAAGATTCCCATCGATATGGTTTCAATCTTTTTATTTTCTAATTCTTGATGATAGAAAAGTTCTAGTTTGGAATCCTCTAAAGAATACCTATCTATATTTGAAAAAAGACTGATTCCAAATTCTCCAGCATAAACTGTACCTATTTCAAGTTCAGAAGATCCAGAGCAGGAACGATGGATATATCCTGATCCTTTTAAAATATCTCTGTTTGTAAAGGGAATACTCGTTTCATCTTTTAAGATGAGATTTCCCGTCCAGTAAAATTTGCGAGAGTTCTTTTTTATGGCTATTTTATATTCTTCACTTGTTAAGAACAACTTATCACCTCCATTTCTGTACATTAGTCGCTTTTTGGCAAATCAAAGATTTGAAACAAAGCGACATCTGACCTACCAACAAAATCATAGATTTTGGGTTAGGTCATTAGTATTCCTCCAATGAAAAAGATACTTCCCACAATCCTTTATAAGAAGTATCTTTTATTAATTTGACTTGAAACTTGTCTATATACATTTGTGTCTCTTTTAGTTCCAATGTTTCTGTATCTAAGAATTTAACTTTAAGATTAGACTTGTTAGCAAGACTACTCAATGTCATTACAAGTTTAGGACTACATGAAAAACTTACAGATATACTTGCTACTTTGTTTCTAACAATATCCCTCTGAATAGTTCCTGCCTCTGTTTCTCCTCCAGTATCTGCCTCTATATCTCTAAACTCCAAATCATATGAATTTGGTAGTGGTAGGTCTACTCCTTCAATAATTAAATATGATTGATATTTCATACTTATACGACTACACCTCCATTCACTGCGTCGCTTTGCTCCTTGTTCATGGGGTGAGACTGCATCTGACCTACCAACGAAATCAAAGATTTCGGGTTAGGTCATTACCTCCCTCCACTTCTTAAATTCTTGCGCATAGATGCATTAACAATAACTTCATCAAGGAGTGTGCCTCCAAGATAAACTGGTATGACTATATCTCCAGTATTTTCTGATTTTAAATTAATGTTTGCAAGTGCATCGGATATTTGTCTTCCTATATCAATTCCATTTACAGTAGATTCTTTATCGTGTCCCCCAATACCTAGAGATGATATATTTGGACTTAAAACCATATCGCTTGCTACATTCTTCATAGAAGATTGAACTAATCTCCTACTCTTTTCAATTCCGTTTGATAAGCCTTCCATAAAGTCTGGCATCCAAGACTCATAATCAGTAAGTGGACCAACATCTGGAACTGAAAAATGCAGGTAAGACCAAATTGTTGATGCAACATTAGATACAGCAGATATTACATTACCTATTGCATTTGAAATCCCTCTAGCAATTCCATTAATCATATCGGCTCCCCATGTATAGGCTTGAGATGCTAGATTTTTAATAAAGTTAACTGCATTATTAAATCCATTTCTAATAGTGGACTGAATATTTGACATGGTCGATGAAATACTTGATCTCATCGAATTAAAGGCAGATGTGACTGCTGATTTTGCAAAATTCACTGTTGATGAAATTGTAGATTTGATGCCATTCCAAATATTAGATACTAATGACCTAATTCCATTTAAAACTCCAGATATGAAGGACTTGATAGCATTCCAAACATTCATCACTATAAATTTAATAGCATTTAAAACCGTTTGAATTACTACTTTTATATTGTTCCAGGATGTGGATATAAATGTTCCAATAGCTGTAATTACAGTAGTTAAGAAACCGTTTATCCCATTCCAAATGGTCTCTGCTTTTACCTTAATAGCATCAAGAACAGTTGAAATTAAAGTCTTTATACCTTCCCAAGTAGCACTAATAAATTCTCCAATTGCTGTAAATACTTCTGTAGTTGTAGTTGAAATAGCTGTCCATATATTGGTAAAAGTAGTTTGAATTCCAGTCCAGAGGCTTGTAAAGAATTCTCCTAAACTTTGCCATAAACTTTTAGCTCCTTCAATAAATGTATTCCAATATTCAGTTAGAAAAGTTGTTATAGATGTCCAGATACTGTTCCATCCTTCAACAAGTCCATTCCATAGATTGACAAAGAAGTCCTTGATGCCTTTCCACGTAGTCTTAACTCCATCAATAAATCCAGACCAAAATTCTGATAGAAAACTTGTGATTTCAGTCCAAGTGCTTGTCCAAGATTCTGATATCCCTTGCCATAGGTTTACGAAGAATTTTTTTATTCCATTCCAAATAGCAACTGTTGATTCTTTTATTGTTTCCCAAATAGAGATAAGGCCTTCTCTAAACCAGTCGCACTTCTTCCATAAAAGAACAAGTCCAGCTATTACTGCACCAATAGCAATAGGGACAATACCTATAGCTGAAACTACTGCAGTAATGGCTGGTATTATTGTTCCTGTGACTAGTCCTGCTATTTTTGTTATTCCACCAATTATCATTGGTCCTTTTGTCATAATTGTCCCAATAGACCATATAAGTTTTCCCACAATTAATAAAACAGGGCCTAGAGCTGCAATAAAGACTCCAATACCAGCAATAATTCCTTTAACAGGTGTAGGGAGATTATTTAACATATCCACAAAACCTTTAAGTCCATCTACTATTTTCTTTACAGCAGGCATTAGTAGTTCACCAAATGAGATAGCAAGTTCTTCTAAAGCAGACTTTAACTGCTCTATTTTCCCTCCAAGGTTATCCTGCATGGTTTCAGCCATATCTTTTGCTGTTCCATCTGCATTATTAATTGCAGATGAAAGTTTATCTATATCCTCAGGTGCAGCATTCATAATAGCAAGAAAGCCTGACATAGCCTGTTTCCCTACAAGTGTTTCTGCATTTGCCACCTTTTCTGATTCACTCATCTGTGAAAAAGCAGATCTACAGTCCATTAGAATATCATTTAAAGATCTCATAGACCCATCAGTATTGGTGGTTTGGATATTAACTTCTCCAAAACTCTGACCAGTTAAGGTTAAGTCTCCATTTAATTCTGTCATTATTTTTCTTAAAGATGTACCAGCTTGTGATCCTTTAATTCCAGCATTTGCCATTAGTCCAATAGCAAGTGCTGTATCTTCAACTGAGTAACCAAGAGCACCAGCAATAGGTGCTGCATATTTAAAGGTCTCACCCATTAATGAAACATTGGTATTGGCGTTAGATGATGCAGCAGCTAAAACATCAGCAAAATGACCTGAGTCTTCAGCTTTTAAACCAAAGGCTGTAAGTGCATCTGTAACAATATCAGATGTAGTTGCTAAATCCTCACCACTAGCTGCAGCAAGGTTCATGACTCCTTCAATACCACTAATCATATCTTTACTTTTCCAACCAGCCATGGCCATGTAGTTCATAGCCTCTGCCGCTTCACTTGCAGAGAACTTAGTCTTAGCTCCCATTTCACGAGCCTTTTCCCTTAGGGCATCAAAGTCGGATCCTGTTGCACCAGATACTGCTTTTACCTTAGACATACCGGAGTCAAAATCTGATGCAGTCTTTACTGCCGCTACCCCAAGACCTGTTACTGCAAGAGATACTGGCATAATTTTTCTTCCTACATTTTCTATATTTTGCCCTGTGTTTTGCCACTTTTCTCCAGTAGCAGCTATATTTTGTAGAGTCTGATTAGTTGTTGCTCCTTGTCTTTCTAGAGACTTTAGGGCTTGTTCTGTTTCAATAATCTCACGTTTAAGAGCATCGTATTGTTCCTGTGAAATCTTTCCTTCAGCAAGAGCCTGCTCAGCTTGTTTTTGTGCCTCTTTTAAAGAAGTTAATTTATTCTTTGTTTCTTCTAAGGTCTGTCCTAATAGCTTATGCTTTTGTGAGATAAGTTCAGTATTGCCAGGATCAAGTTTAAGAAGTTTATTGACATCACGAAGTTCAGACTGAGTATGTTTAATCTCCGTATTAACTTGTTTTAATGCAGTTTGAAGTTTGGTAGTATCCCCACCAATCTCAACAGTTATCCCTTTTATTCTATTTGCCAATATCTCACCTCCTAAAATTTATCAAAGTCTTCTTGTGTTGCCACTTCCTTGTATTTATATTCATCGTTATTCTTTTCTGTGAACATATCATTAACAAGTCCAATTGTTAATAGGGATAAATCAGAAACAGAAAGACCAAGTTCCACTGCCCTTAATAGAAACAAGGGTGTAGTCATTGGTCTTTCTGTTGGTCTTACTTTTTTTTAGGAATTTCTTCCGATTTTATGTTAAGTCCCCATAATTCAATTAGCTGTGGCAGAATTTGATAAATGGAGAAGGTTGAGAAATTATCTAACCATTCCTCTGGACTATCTGGCACAGATTTATCTCCATGCTTGGCCATTACATAGGCTATATTTTCAAAAAGTTCTAGTGAACCTATGTCAAGATTAGATTTATCTTCATCATTTTTCTTCATAGACTTTTCTAGTTCCATTAAGTCTTTAAAGATATCCCTTCCAAATTTAAGTCTATAGATTCTTGGGATAGCTGCTGATGCACGGAAAACAACATCTTGTCCATCAATTTGAATTTTCTTTGTTAGTGCCATATTTATTTACCTCCAATACTTGCTCTTGAAGGTGTTACTCTAGTTTCTGTTGGAATATAGACTGACTTATACCAACCATCATAAGTTTCCTTCGTAGTCTCTTCACCTGTTCTAGCCTTTACATTTCCATTTGGAAGTGGTCTTGCTTGAATAGATAAGGTTTCTGGCTGAACTTCTCTTGATTCCTCGTTGGTTTCTCCTTCAAGAGTAGGTCTTGCTGCTGAGCAGTTATACATGACATGACGGATTTTCTTTTGGTCACCATCAAACTCGAATAACAATGCAAAGTTTGCAGTCTCAGAATTTGAGGACTCAATAAGAACTTTATTTGAATCTGATTTTTCCATCAAAACATCCGTCCTAAAGGATTCTGGAATAAGGGCGATTTCTAAATCTCCGTCATATCCCATATTGTTTGAAATAGTGTAGTATTCGATTCCATCTGCATAAAAGCTTTCAGGTTCTCCATTAGGATCCAATGAAATCGAAACAGCACCAGGCATTGGCACTGGTGTCTTATATTTAATAACGCCCTCTTCAGCTTTATCAAAGAGAGCGTAATGTACATTACAAATATTAAATTTAACTTTATTAGCCATTTTTTACCTCCATAGTAAATTCATAGAGAACTTCATATAATCTTTCTGATTCAATCCAAACTTCAGATTTCTCATAATAGATTTTTTCTCTATCAAGTATCTCTTCTATTTTTTCTTCTAATTTTAAATCTTTCTTGTCAGTATAAAGTTCTAAGTCTATCTGGGTGTTTTTATAGAAAACTACTCCATCTGCACCAAAGTGTTTATTCTTTGGAAATAGATAGACCATAAATGGTGGAGCAGGGCTTTCTCCTTCAGCAAAATGTGAATATGCAAAAGGAAGTCCTATATCTTCAATTATTTTTAATAGCCTATCCATTTTTCTTCCTCCTAATTATAATTATAGAAAAATGTTCTCGTGCCCTACGATAGAAAGATAGAAATCTTTGATTTCGTACTCTTTCATCGGGAGGGTGCATCTTGTAATTTCCTCATAATATTTTCTTCCAATTCTCTAACTCCTTTCTCTTCAGCTGGTCCAATATGAGGCTTAGCAGATACTCTTCCACCCTGTCTAAGAACATGACCTTTTTCAAGTAAATGAGCCAGTTGATATCTATTTCTTGAATGGACTACAAGCTCTATTGAGTTTGAAGTTTCTTTCATAGTTTTTACAGACCAAGATTTAGAATATTTCTTTGTTTCTCCTACAGGTGCATTTCCTTGTATATCTTTTCTAATATTGCTACCAGCTTTTTTAACTTCCTTTTTGACTTCATCTGTTGCCATATCAGAATATTCTTCTAGGCCCTTCATTATTTCACTGGCTAGGTTTTCAATTTTTACATTCATCTACTCACCTTCCTACACCTAAACTTTATAAGCCTGTTTTTGTAGTTCATAAAGTCAATTGAGATGATATTATACATTTCATCATCAAATAGAATTCTGTACTCCGAAGTATTAATATTCTTCAACCTATTTTGAAATCTTACAGTAAAAGAAATATCTGACCTATCTACTTCCATTCCTAAAAATACCTCTTCACCTTTTCCTTGAAAGGAAATATAGGCTGAAGTTTCTAGATATTCCGTCCATACTGATTTATGGTTACCAATTTCGTCTACTTCAACATTTTTATTTTGAAATATTATTTTTCTATTTAAATCTGATATCCTCATTAGAACTCAACCTTTCTCATTCCAAATAATAAAGCCCTTAGAGTTAAGTTTAACTCATAATAATCTGCCTCTTCTCTATGTTCATAAAGATAAGCAGTCATATAGAGAACAGCTATCTTTCCATTTGGATTTTTAGAAAGGTCTTCTTCACTATCAACCCTTGCTACATCCATGGAGTGTTTGATTGATGATTGGATGAGAGAATTAATCATCTCATCCTCATCATCAAAATCCACCCTTAAATAGGACTTTGCCTCCTCAAGAGTAATCATAATTTACTCCTTAGGCAGTAGTGCCGATTTTTAAAAGTTTAACTGCCTCTCTTAAAACAAGGATTCCATCCACTCTTTCCTTGCCTAAGAAACCAACCATACCATTTCCAGCAAATAGTTCCTTTAAGTCTTGGAAAGACCTATTTCCTCTATCTCCAATCTTGTAATAAGAAAAATCACCAAAGGCTACTGCAAGTTTCCCTTTTTCAGCTTTTGGAGCAAAGGCTGATGTGTAGGCAGGATATCCTAAAAGTCTGTCTGGTTCTCCATCTTTAAGAGATGGTTGCCAAATATATGCACCATTCACATCTTTAAGCTTTCTAATTTGAGCAACTGTTGCATCATTTAAAATGAAGGCTGCTCTCTTTCTATATGGTCTGTCTAAAGAGTAAACTAAATCAATTAGTTCATCTGCAGTAATTGTTTGCGCCTTTGTTGTTAGACCAAGTTCTCCACCCTTTTTAGAGTCAAAAATTCCTGTAGGCTTATTTACTCCGTCACCATTTAAGAAAGCGTCCTCTTCAGCATTTGCTAGCGCTCTAGTAAATTCTTCAGTGATGTATTTTTGTAAATTAAAGGCTGAATCATATAAAAGTTCTTCAGTAACTTTAATTCCAACATGAAGTTTGTGTGAATCAAGAGATACTTGGTCGAATTTACTATCTCCGAAAGTAAGTTGGCCACCTTCTTCAACCCATAGGGCTGCTGGCTTTGTAGCTGCAATGTTAATTTTATGAAGTCCAGAAGTTTGAACTTTTGTAGCTAATTTTCTTACAATATTTTCATCTTCAAGACCATTTACAATATCTGTTTCCATTTCTTCTGGAACTAAATATCCACCACTTTCATCTGTGCCTACTTTTAATTCATTTGAAATATCTCTAAAGTTAGTTCTCAGTGCCTTCATCATAGACTTTTTATAGACATTTCTTGCTCTCATTGGTTTTTCTTCTTCATTAAATGTAGCAGGTTCATTTGTTAGTGCTTGAGTAGTAGGTTTTTCCAAGGATTTATCCATTTCTTCTTCCCTCTTCTTTCTTTCGATTTCACGAGTATAATTCTCGATAGTTCTTTCCATCTCTTCATATGTCTTAAAGTCTTCATCAGACATTAGGCCATTTTCGTCTTTCTTAGATTCAGCAAATTTCTTTGCCTCATCCCAAGCTTTAGTTCTCTTTTCTAAAAGTTCTTTAATGTTCATAATTACCTCCAAGTGTTTTTAATTTTGTTTAATCTTTCTTCTACCTCACTCATTGAGTGAGTCTTTACTTCTTTATTTATCTTTGTTAAGAGTGAGTTTGTAACTGCTCGCCTTGAAAAGACCATGTTCGTAACTTTCTCATCTTTTCTTTTGTCAGTGAGAGTTCCATCACAAAAACCCATCTTAATAGCCTTGTTCTTATCAAACCAAGTCTCTCCATCCATTAGATTGGAAATCTCTTCTCTGGACAAACCTGTCTTAATCTCATAGGCATTGATGATTGATTCCTTAACTTCCTTTAACATATCTATGGCTTTTTGCATTTCTTTTGAGTCACCAATGGCCACAGTTAAGGGGTTATGAATCATCATTAATGATGTAGGACTCATCAATACTTCAGTTCCTGCCATGGCGATGACTGATGCTGCTGATGCTGCAAGCCCATCAATCTTAATGCTCACATTTCCCTTGTGTTCTAAAAGCATGGTGTAAATTCTTGATGCTGCAATACAATCTCCACCAGGGGAGTTGATCCATACAGTTATGTCTCCACTTTTGTTTTTTAATTCTTCAAAAAAGAGTCTTGGAGTGATTTCATCATCAAACCAAGACTCTTCTGCAATAACCCCATCTATATAGAGTTCATTTGAATCCTTTTTCCAGTTCCAAAATATTTTATTGTTCTTCATTGGGATTTATTTCTTCTCCTTTCTGCTGATAAAAACTACCTGCCTTATCAAGTGGTAGCATATTTCCATTTACAAGATATAAGTCTCCACCCTCTTCAGCTGATATTCTATCAAGATTTTCTAATTCTCTTATGTCATTTGCACTCATCCAACCATTCTGTCTTCCTACAGCATATCCATTCATTCTTGATTCATAGTCTCCTCTTAGAAGTCCATCAAGATTGAATTTAATAAAGTAGGATTCTTTTTCTTTCTTTGTTAGTAGTGCTCTTTCTAAGGATTGCTCCCAACGAACAATCCAAGGATCAAGGGTGTATTTAACAAATTCAAGTGACTGCTGTTCTATATTTGAAAATGACGACCTCTCCAAGTCTCCAATCATATGAGGTGGTATTCTAAAAATTCTTGCTATCTCATTTAACTGAAACTTTCTTGTTTCCAAGAACTGGGCCTCACTCGGTGCTATGGCTATGGGTTGGTATTTCATCCCTTCTTCAAGTACAGCCACTTTGTTGGCGTTCTTAGGCCCCTGAAAGGCTCTATTCCAAGACTCTCTAACTCTTTCTGGGTCTTTAATAATACCTGGGTGTTCTAAAACTCCACCTGGCTGTGCTCCATTTTGAAAGAATGATGCACCATAATCTTCACAGGCCATAGCCATTCCAATAGCATTTTTAGCCATGGTAATTGGTGAGTATCCAATAAGACCATCAAAACCAAGTCCAGGTATATGAAGGACATCTTCTTTTAAAAGATAAACTTCTTCTGATTTGTGATTGTATTTATAGAAGATTTCTCCATCCTCACTTCGCATAACAGTCATCTTATTTGGCATTAATGGATAAAGTCCAATAACCTCATTTCTACCATTACGTATTATTTGAGCATAGGCATTTCCCCACAATAAAAGGTGAGTCATTAGTGTTTCTCTAAATACAAAAGAAGTCATCTCAGTATTTGGTTCATCGTGTAAAAGAAAATATATGGCATGGCCTTTTGCTTTTTCTTTTGAATTTGAGTCTCCTCTTTTATATAAATGAAGAGGAAGTCCTGCTAAGGTTTCAGCAAGAACTCTCACGCATGAATAAACAGCTGTCATTTGCATAGCAGTAAATTCGTTTACGTTCCTTCCTGCCGTTGTTCTCCCAAATAAAAAAGACGATGAAGATATCCTCTCCCCGTCTTTAGGTTTGTCTCTCGACTTAAATATTAAATTTAAAATATTTATATTACCACCTCCTAAAAGTAGGTATAAGAAAAGCACCTACTTTGTAGATGCTAGAAATTTATATTAATAAAATAGGGTCTGATCCATACCAAGTCTCTACATCTCTATCATGTTCACCATTATTTATAGGATCTTCGTATCCTACATCATCAATCCATGAGACTGCAAAATAATATTTTTCTGTTTCAGTTTCTTTTAATACCAAATAAGATAGACCGTTAGGTTTATATTCTATATCGTAATCATTACTTGTTTCCATTAGTCTGCTTCCTATATATCCCCAACTCTCCCCATAGGCTCCAATAGATAGTTTTATCCTCCCTTCCCCATAAAAACCTATACATTCTAGCATCTCTCCATTTTCTATTTCAGATTTTAAGGATTTATTATTTATAATTTCACAAGAAATGCTATATTCTTCACCTGTTGGTTTAGATATTATTTCTATTAAATACCTACCTAATAAATTAGGACAAGTTCTGTCATTAGCACACTTTTTGTATTCGTAGCTTATTTCTTTGTCGTTGATTTTTATAGATATATCTCCAAGCGGAGTATTTAACCTTTTCATATAAGCCTCCTATTGTTATTATATCTTTTTATTATACCCAATTTAAAATACTAATAAACCTCTATCATCATAAACGGATTCACTTGTATCATTGCCACACCTTATAGCCCTATCAAGGGCCATGATTGTAGCAATTACACCATCAATCTTTTCGGTAGATTTTTCCTTATCTGCTTTAATGTTTCCAGCAGGATCAGTTCGAATAAATATATTGTCCATCATCCACCTTAGAACCGGGTGACCACCATGAGCTATTTTTCTTTCGAGAGTTAGTTTCATTAATTCTTTTGTTGGTGGAGACATATCTTTAAATCCTTGACCAAATGGAACTACTGTGAATCCCATTCCTTCTAAGTTTTGAACCATCTGGACTGCTCCCCATCTGTCAAATGCAATCTCTCGGATGTTATATATTTCACCTAAGTCTTCTATAAATTTTTCAATAAAACCATAATGAACTACATTACCTTCTGTTGTCTGAATGTATCCTTGTTTTTTCCATAGGTCGTAGTTCACATGGTCTCTTTTTACTCTTAGATCGAGGTTGTCTTCTGGTAACCAAAAGTAAGGAAGTATTTGAAACTTATCATCTTCATCTATTGGAGGAAAGACTAAAACAAAAGCTGTAATATCCGTTGTAGATGATAGGTCAAGTCCACCATAACAAACTCTGCCTTTTAGTTCTTCTTCATTGACAGCAAAATTACATAGGTCCCATTTTTCCATAGGCATCCACCTGATTGCTTGTTTGACCCACTGATTTAATCTTAACTGTCTGAAGGCATTTTCTTCAGTTGGGTTTTGCTTAGCTGATTCACAGGCTTGTCTTACTTTTTCTATTGGTACAGTTATTCCTAAAGACGGATTTGCCTTACGCCATACTTTTTCATCTGTCCAATCATCTTCTCTTTCTGCTCCATAAATTACAGGATAAAAAGTTGGATCAGTTTTTCTACCTTCAAGTATGTCGACTGCCTTTTGATGAGTTTCATAGCATATTGATTTCGTATCTGTTCCAGCAGTTGTTATGAGAAAATATAGTGGTTGGGTTCTTGCATCGCCAGACCCTTTTGTCATGACATCAAAAAGTTTTCTGTTTGGCTGGGTATGAAGTTCATCAAAAACCACTCCATGAATGTTAAACCCATGCTTGGAGTAGGCTTCTGCTGATAAGACTTGATAGAAAGAATTTGTCGGTTTATATATCATTCTCTTTTGAGATGCTAGAATCTTAACTCTTTTATTAAGTGCAGGGCACATCCTTACCATATCTGCAGCCACATCAAAAACTATAGTAGCCTGCTGTCTATCAGCAGCACATCCATAAACTTCTGCTCTTTCTTCTCCATCTCCACAAGTAAGAAGGAGTGCTACAGCTGCTGCAAGTTCAGATTTTCCCATCTTCTTTGGTATTTCAATATAGGCTGTATTAAACTGCCTATATCCATTTGGTTTAATCACTCCAAATAAATCTCTTATAATCTGTTCTTGCCAAGGGAGTAATTTAAATGGCTTACCTGCCCATGTACCTTTTGTATGGGATAGACATTCGATAAAGTTTACCGAATAGTCAGCTTTCTCTTTATCATATTTTGATGACTCTAGCATAAATCTACTTGTCTGATATTTTTTTTTCATTGATCCTCCTCTTTTAAATTTCTTTACTAATTCTGATATATATGGCAAAATATATATAAGAAAAGAAGGTGATTTTTATGGACAATACCATTTCTTCTATAATTTTTAAACATGGAGATAATGATTACTCTTTATGGACTCCAGACCTTTCTGAAGATGATATAAAGAAATTCATTGTTTTTATAGAAGAATACATAAATAATGGACATTCCATTAGAGGTAGCAAAGAAGACATCGTTGAAGAGTTAGAAAGAGACTTATAACAAGAAATAGAGACTTTAAGTCTCTATTTTTTTAACAAAAAAGGCCGTTTAGATCTACTACGAGAAACAGAGCCTTAGCTCTGAACCTCTTTTTTTAGATTTGCTTTAATGCCCACTCTATGGCATGCCCATCATCTTCAAATCTTTTGTCACTGACTTCCCTAAGTCCAATAAAACCTTCGCATGTATGGTCATCATCTAGGAATTCATAAACTGCTGCAAAGTAGCAATTTCCATCTGGGTGATAATAGTGCCCAATAAGAATCACCATATCTCCAAAGGTTATAATCTTCCCCCATCTAGTTTCTAAATCTTCCGGTGTTGCCTGTGTTGGTATATTGTACTTATTAGCTAAATCTTTCGTCTTGTTCAT